TGGGGCCAGACGCTTTCCACAAGATAGGTCGCGAATCGTTCATGAAGCGATTCCCGCAGCTTAGAGAGCGAATAGAGGCGGCTTGCGCGCACTACGGACGGCAAGCGCACAAGTATAGACACTAGGGAGGCAATTATGGACCGCTACGGCGCACGCGGTGAACTACTCGCCGCACAGCATGAGACGATACTCGGCCCGTTCCTTGTCGGCCCTGGGGTAGATCGCGCGTTTGAGTTTAACCCTGACGGCACGACTACGGTATACGAGCACGGCCGCACCTGGACCGAGCATACGCCGCACATAACCGACAATCGATACAAGCTTACGCGCAATCAATACGCGTCATGTATGGCCGATTACTTTTACGGCGGATTTTACCACGATTATCCTGAACATTTTTTTGATGATTTCGACATTGTGAGATCAAAAACGTTTTGCGGTGAATTGTCATACGATTGGATAACGTGGCTTTTATGGGCGCGCGGAATTGTGTCTCAGGTGATGCAAGACGTGCGGGTCAACTAGGATACGGTGGTTTGAGGAGTAAGTAAATGGGTACTAATTTTTATATTAAGGGCCACAGGTATACTGACGACCCAAAATACCATATCGGTAAGCGATCAGCTGCTGGTTTGTATTGCTGGGATTGCGGCATAACACTTTGCAAAGATGGAGAAAATGGAGTTCATACCGGAAGGTCGGAATGGTATGATAAATGCCCTATTTGCGGTAAGGATCGCAAAGAAGAATCATTTGAGAATAGTTCCGCAGGGCGCGAACTTGGTTTTAACAAAAGTAGCTCATCTAAAAAGACGGGCGTTCAATCGTGTTCATCTTTTACATGGGCTAGGCCTCTTGGAAGAATAAGACATATTCAAGATGAATATGGTCGGGAATATTCCAGGGAAGAGTTTGTTTCCGTTTTAAAAGAATGCCCGATACAATTCATGTCGCATGGTTCGTGGTTTTCATAATGGCAAAGTACCACGACCTTGACGAATGGCACGGCTGCGAAATATGCGGCCAATGGGCGAACCCGCACGAGATTGTAACGCGCGGAAGCGGTGGGAAGCGTGAGCCTATCAACGTTATTTGGTTGTGCGACGATCATCACACGATGGGGCCAGACGCTTTCCACAAGATAGGTCGCGAATCGTTCATGAAGCGATTCCCGCAGCTTAGAGAGCGAATAGAGGCGGCTTGCGCGCACTACGGACGACAAGCGCACAAGGGGAGGCATTGAATGAAATGCGAAGCGTGCGGATATGAAGAGAAGGACGGTACGTCAAATTTAGGAAATAACTTTCCAGTTCTTACAGAGCTTTTTACCACGTATGGAGACAATAAGGATGTTTATTGTTGCCCCGAATGCGGGGCATTGAAGATAGACATACAAAGAGAGCGTCCGAATGATTAGGCGAATACTATTCCTAGCGGCTCTATTCGCCGCGTCTTTTCTCCACGCTGAACCGATAGACGACGCTACGTTTGCGGCTGTAATGCACATCGCCGATCAGGAGGGCATACCCCGACCCGTTGCCGCGCGTCTCATGTTTGAGGAAAGCGGAGATCCACAAACGGGGTCACGCGGGAATCCAAAGGCGTACAACAAGGAGCCTAGCGGGTATCAATCTCAAGGGCTTTTCCAGCTCCATACAAAACCGTCAAACATTGAAGAGCTGAAAAGATTGGATTGGATGGCGCATGGTGAAACGGAGCCTTTTGATATTTGGAATCCGCTACATAACGCGAAGGTTGCCATGCGGTATTTAGCTCGGAAGCATCGCGATTTAGGTACCTGGTATCGCGCGGTTTGTTACTACAATTCAGGGAAGACAAAACAAAGCGATATTACTGATCGAACGAAAGCCTATGCGATGCGCATAATAAGCGCGAAGGACCCGGAACTATGAGCGATCATGTAATCTGTCAGTGCGGAAAGGAGTGCCTATCGCGCAAAGAAGCAGGTACGATCATCAATCTAGCAAAGCGCTATCACCATCGGTCAAAGACAGCGAAGCACATACCGAAGCGATTTTACCTTTGCAAGTTAAGCGGGACGTATCACACTACCCATCAACCTGTTGGGTACTGGGATAGCGAGCAAGCGTATTACAGGCGAGATAAGAGATAAATACATCATTGCTTGTGTTCGGGAATACTGCGACATATCCGGGGCGTCGCTGAAATGCACGAACCGGAAATATGGTTACTATCACTTTACCCCCGGTGTCAGAGTAGGCCGGGCGATCGTGGATTGAAAGGGGTAAGGAATGAAAAGATTGATACCGGTTACAAAAAGGCTCCCAAAATGCGATGGAATGAAAGAAGCCGATTTGGGATGGTTGGTATGCAATAAGGATAGCCCCAAAAAGCGACCATTCGTAACATTTCAACATCCGTCATGGTGGAATAGTGCCGGATGTGACGCGATAACGCACTGGATGGATTTGCCGGAGTTTCCCAAATGAAGCCCCGCCTTATCGATTCCGGCCTATGCCTTGAGGTGAATCATGACTGATGAAGAACGCCGAAGTAGATGCCATTTCTACGACCAAATAACAAATCCGCTAGGTTGCTCGAATAAGGTTGATTGCCCATGGGGCAAGTCGCATATCAACGCGAGCGGGAAGAAGGAATGCCGGATCAACGGCGTCATAGGTGAAGGGCATAGGCTAGGCAATCATGGCCGACCCAATCGCGACGTGTAGCCGCAAGTGGAGGTATCGCACAAAGCAGGACGCAAAGCGGCACATACGGGGCGGTATGCGTAAGTGGCTGCACGTGTACCGATGTGATTGCTGTAAGGGATGGCATCTCGGACACGCGCGATGGGCTCCTGAGGAGGTATTGAGAAATGAGTGAAGCGCACGGTTTTATATGCGGACCTAAGCTGTACGAGTTCGAAGGATGGTTTTTTGAGTTTTACGATGGATACGGCTTGCCGTGGCCGCTGAGGAAAAAAGACGGTGAGCCATTCAGGCGCGCTGGCAGGGTTTTCTACAAAGCCTTTGGAAAATGGTACGACCTCCCGGAAGCTGAGCGAGAAAAATACCGCGTAGGCGGTGGCTGTCGATCATTCTAAGTTGACGGCTCGGCCTTAGTGGTGTTATAGTATAGGTGTCGGACTAGTCACCCGGCGTTGTCATATTGGTAGATATGGCGTAGATTTAGAGCGGCTTAGTAAGGGCGAACGCTACCACGTTCGAACGAGGTTGACCCCTCGGCCCTAACTAAGCCGCTTTTTTATTTGGAGTTTTGCATGGATTTTCAGGTAAGCAAGGCAACGGATATGGCGGGTAATTATATATGGAGGCTGTCTATCGTGGAGGGTAATAAGAAATTCAGATTTTACTTGTCATTTGAGTCATTTATAGAACTTTTTCGACGCTTGCGTCTGTCCCGCATAGGATCATTTAAGGTTAAACAAACTACATTTATCTATTGTGAAAAATGCGGGTTTGAGCTTGTATCGTCTGACTCTCTTATATCAGACACTTATGACGATAAAGGCGATAATCATGTTTTATACAAGTGCAAGAAATGCGGCCATGAATGTGATTATAATTTCGACATTGCCCCTATACCTATAAAATGGTCTGAGATAAACAGCGAAAACACGGAGCCTACAAAGTAATGCCGCGCGAATCAATGGTCATGTACCGATCATTTTACGATTCTTTTTCTGAACTACCTCCCGACCAGTACAAGCATTTAATGATGTCAATTGCGTCATACTCTCTTGACGGAATAGAGCCAGAGTTAACCGGAATGGAGCGAGCCCTATTTATACTTATCCGTCCGCAACTCGACGCCAACGAGACAAGATACCAAAACTCATTGAAGGGCGGTAAAAAGAAGACATCCGAGAAACCAAATCCAAACCAAACCGATACCGAAGCAGAACCGAGAGCAAACCAAGACGATACCGAAATCGAAACTAATGTAAATGATAATGTATCTGTTAATGATAATGTGAATGATACTGAAAATGAAAATGCTTATGAATCTGCGGAAGACGAACCTTTTTCTCGTGAAGAAGCATTAAACCCAAACAAGCAAAACATCGAGCAGCTATTCCAGCAACTAAAAACAGCCTGGAACGCTAACTGTAAACCGTCATGCAATATCAAGAACACGATAACCATGAACGCAAAGCAGCGAGATGACTGGAGGGCCGGATCAAGCCAGATCGTCAACGTTTTCGATACGTGCAAGGCTATTCAGAACTACGGCGGGATATGCTCGTCACCTGAACACAAGGCGTTCCCGGACGGGTATTCTATGCTAGGCTTCTTGGTTAGCGGGGTAGAGCGGTACTGCGACGAAGCAAAGCCGTTCGAGACTATGAGGATAAAGCCTGCATCGCGGATACCGGAAAAGGTTCCATCGGTCGAAGTACCTGACGCGGAAAAAACTCGGCGCATGATCGAGGAGATTAAGAACAGCGGGCGTGACGATGGCTTCGTATTCGACGGCAAGGGAGCCATTGACGCGCTGAGGAATCGCGGTTCGTAGTTATACGGATCGGGATAAACAGATGTTAGAACGACAAACAACCGTGTACCGGCCTTCGGCCACTACACGGATAATTTGCGGGAAGATAAGGAGAAAGCTGTGGAAATAATAAAAAACGTGAAAGTACCGACCGGAAATATATTCGTGGTACAGGGCGACAAAGGAAAGATCGAATGCCTTTCGCTCGGCGATTACGGTCAGGCGGTCAACTTGAATCAGCACAAAAAGGTCGAACACACCGACCTATTGCCGCTTTCGGAAAAATGGGTATGCACGATATCCACGCAATACGGGTGTTCCTCGGGGTGCCGATTCTGCGACGTTCCGAAATGCGGGCCGGGGGTCAATGCAACTCTTGCAGACATCATGGGTCAGGTCATGACCGTGCGCGATTTTCACCGCGAAATAAGATCAACGGCCCGTTTCAACGTCCACTATGCCCGCATGGGCGAGCCGACATGGAACTCCGCCGTGCTCGATTCTGCCGTGCTGATAAAGTATGCGCTTCCTGATTTTCACGTCCATCCGGTTGTATCGACCATGATGCCAGCGAAAAACAAGAATCTGGAACACTTCATATGGAAATGGTGCCAGATCAAAAACGACTACTATGACGGCGAGGCCGGGCTACAGCTTTCGATCAACTCGACAAGCCCGGAAGAACGGCGAGAGATGTTCGCTGGAAGCGCAATGTATTTATGCGACATCGCCGACATGATGAAGCGCATGGATAAGCCTAAAGGCCGGAAATACACGCTCAATTTCGCAATCGCGGGATATACGATTGACGCCGAGCGCCTTGCGTTTCTTTTCAATCCCGACCATTTTGTGTGCAAGCTCACACCGATGCATAAGACCGCCGCCGCGATCAATAACGGAATCGAGACGAACGGCGACTATACGGAATCGTACCCATATGAAGAGGACGAGTACAACCTGAAAAAAGCCGGGTTCGATGTGCTGACGTTTATCGCATCGAAAGAAGAGGACGAAAGCCGCATAACGTGCGGAAACGCAATTTTAGCGGACAAGATGTTCTAACAACTGCTTCAACTCGACTCGCGGTAGCTCGCGAGTTAAGCGAAATGTTATCAAGACACTAAACGGAGGGACCAGGAATGACAGAGACGGATCGAGATAGACTTATGGAGATATCGAGGTTTTGCGCAAGCCAAGGTATGGGAACCTATGAAAAGTATCTTAAAGAGCTTGCGGAATCAGAAGACAGAGAAGAGCGATATCGGCGTGCATTGATAGACATTCGCGACAACTGGGCTGTTGTAGGCATAATCAAGGAGCGTGCAAGATCGGCTCTTGGGAATGAGCATGAAACAACGATGCACACGAATTGACGACAAAAAAGACAACAAGCCATGGAGCGAGATATGAGCGACATACAGACGAGTGACGAACCACGCATTGGCGATTTCATAGGGTGGGTATACTTCGGCGACCTGAAAGCTAATATTTATAGCGTTGCGCTCAAAAATGCGTTTAAGGCTGAAAACGTGCGTCCTTTTCTTCTCATGCGAAGAGAGGATGTTGAAAACAGAATGAGAATAGCAACGGAGCCTAAGCCATGAAATGCGAGGCATGTGGATATGAAAAGAAAGATAGCACATCGAACTTCGGGAACAGATTCCCCATTCTTACGGAGCTTTTCACTACTTACGGAGACAGTAAAGACGTGTATTACTGTCCACAATGCGGCGCGCTCAAGGTAGATGTAAGCGAGCCTAAGCCATGACCGAAGAAACCGCAAGGGAAAACAAGCGCATACTGAACAATATGCGAGATAGTCTCATTAGAGACCGCGGTTTTTTCAAAGACTGATGAATCGCATGTAGACATAGTCGTACCGAGCAAGATAGAGATAAGGTCCGTATTACTTTCAGGAGGAATAAATGAACTGGCTAATAGTAACGTGGTTCTTAGCTTTCGGCTATGTACCAGAGCAGGTAGAGTCAGTACGCGGTGTATCTTTAGAGATACCAAACGAATATGCGATTACCAATACTCAAGTTGGAATCGCAATGACGGCCTTCGATAGATTTTGCGTTTTTGCTGATATAGAGACATTCCAATTTTTGGACATACAAGGCAACTACACCGGAGGGGCGTTTAGTCCATATCGCGCAGATTACACGATTGGTGCAGAGTTTTATTTTTCCGACAATATTAAAATAATTGCATCGCACGAATGCGACCATATGGTAAGCCTTCGGGCTAGCGATGGATATGATTCAAGCGAGACGAAGGTCATGATTAGGATAAATGGGAAGACGGAGTTTTAGGGTAAACTTGACGCATAACTAAACACGCGCTATTATTTCCTTGTGAGCAAAGACAGCGCTGATACCAATACTCAAAAACACGCAGGCGGAAGGCCGACAGATTACTACCCTGAAATATGCGACGAATTGCCTTCTATGTTTGAAGAGGGGCAATCTGTTGTCGAAGTAGCCGTCGAATTAGGCGTAGCTAGGTCAACAATATACCTGTGGGCAAAGGAACATCCAGAGTTTTCGGACGCACTTACGCGCGCGCGGGAGGTTTCTCAGGCATGGTGGGAGCGCCAGGGTAGAGAAAATTTGTTTGATCATGAAGAGTATGACGCAGAATCTAAGATATCAACCAAGAATAAGTTTAATAATGGTCTGTGGAAAGAAAACATGTGCAAGCGCTTTACAGACTGGCGCGACCGACAAGAGATAACCGGCAAAGATGGCGAGCCGCTAACCGTTCGAATCCTCAAGGCAAGCGAAGCTGACCAGGAACCAAAAAATGACGCTTGACCTTGTTGTCAATGACGTCTATGAGCCTCTTATCGATGCGAAAGAAACATACCTTGAATTGATGGGCGGACGCGGTTCCGGAAAGTCCCATTTTGTTTTCAAGCAGCTTGTCCCGATATGGTGCCTTAGACAGCCGTACAAGGTTGTCGCTATGCGTAAAGTGGCGGCAACTATCCGGCTTTCCGTGTGGCCCGCGTTGCTTGAAGGGATTTCCAATTTTGGGCTTACAAATCTGGTAGAGATAAACAAGACTGAAAAAGAAATACGGTTCCCATGGAATGGGTCTGTTATTTCATGCGCTGGGGCTGATGACCCTGAAAAGCTGAAAAGCCTTGAGGGGTATGACGCAGTAGTCCAGGAAGAGGCGACCGAGTTCAACGAAAACGATAACCTGAATATCGACGCCGCGATAAAGAGCAAAAAGAAAAAGATCGTTTACCTGCATAACCCGATACCGATTACGCCTAATTTTTCCAACTACTTAAAGGCTACGTTCTGGGACAAAAATAATCCCGACTCGATAGCTTTGAAGACAACGTACCGAGACAATATCCGGTTTCTTCCCGAGAAATACATAGCGCGCCTTGAGTCTCTGAAAGATACAAATCCGAAGCTATGGAATATGTGGGCAAATGGCAACTACACAACGCTAGAAGGCGTCATCTTTGAAAATTGGGATACGGTACCGTTTGTTCCAACAGAAGGCGGAATAAAAGATATCGGGTATGGTCTTGATTTTGGCTTCACGGTCGACCCGGCTACACTCATAAAGGTTTGGGCGCGCGGACTTGGAACCGACAACGCAGAGATATGGTTGCGTGAAGATATTTACGAAACAGGTCTGAATAATCAGGCACTAGCATCTAAGATGCGATTTGTCGGCGTTGAGCCTACTGATGAAATAATGGCCGATTCTAGTGAACCTAAATCCATCGATGAGATACATAAAGCCGGGTTTAACATACATGGGGCTATTAAAGGGCCTGATAGTGTTAGATCAGGGATTGACCAGATGCAAGGTATGCGTATCCATATACTACAAGGATCGACTAATTTGATTAAAGAGTTCTCTACATATTCGTGGAAAAAAGATAAGGATGGTAAAAGCCTTCCTGAGCCTGAAGACTCTTTCAATCATGCTATTGATGCGGTAAGATATCGAGTAACGTCAAGAGCTAATATTGTTCGGTGGGGCGTAGCATGATTCTAAGATCGCCTATAGTTTTTGAAAAGAAAGTTCAGAAAGAAATGGTGCATTCCGCATTCGTCAATTTCTTTGGAGCGCTGTTTAACCGATCGCAACGCGACTACTCGGCTTTACTTTCTGATCCCACTACGTCAAGCCTAATTTCTGCCGTGCTTCTTTGGATTGCCCGCCGATGGCCTGAATCTCCGATATATTTAACAAAAAAAGAAGACGCTATTTATGATCACCCAATGCTTGACCTAATGCAGCACCCGAACAAGTATTACTCTGGTACTTCGCTATGGTTTGGGACGATGCTATCAATAGTTTCAGATGGGAACGGGTATTGGATCAAGATAAAATCGCAACGCGATCTTTCTGTGCGTGAGTTGTGGTATGTTCCGCACTACATGATGGAACCGAAAGTAAACGATGGCTCTAGTAATTTTGTTGACTATTACTTGTACAGCCCTGGCGGTAAAGCTCAGATAAAACTTGACCCTAGCGATGTTGTGCATTTCAGATATGGCATAGACCCATACAATCCGCGCAAGGGTTTCTCTCCGCTCAAACCGATTATCCGAGACGCATTGACAGACGAAGAGGCGGACAACTTCGCTGCGTCGATGCTTATGAATATGGGTGTTCCTGGATTGATTGTTTCTCCAGACCTTGCGACAGGGCAAACGGTTAGTGATGAAGATATCGACTCGACAAAGAAATATTTTGAGCAGCAATTTAGCGGAGATAAACGCGGGAAGCCTCTTGTATTGAAAGGACCGACTAAGGTCGTTCAGTTTGGCTTTGATCCTAAAAGCATGGACATCGCATCTCTTAGGGCGATACCCGAGGAGCGTGTATCGGCGGTGACCGGAATACCTGCCGCAGTTGTAGGCTTTGGTAGCGGACTTGCACAAACGAAAGTCGGCGCTACTATGAAAGAGCTGCGGGAAATGGCCTACGAAGACGGAATTATCCCGATTCAGCGAATGATTGCTCCCGAGCTTGAGACGCAATTACTTTCTGAGTTCGAGCCTAACCCGCGCGATTTCAAGGTGTCGTTCGATCTTTCGCAAGTGCGCGTGTTGCAGGACGACCAAGACGCACTGAACAAGCGTACTGTCGAGGCTTTCAACGGCGGGATACTGTACCTTGACGAGGCGCGGCAAGCGATAGGATATGAGGCCGGAAAGAATGATAGGGTCCGCCGCGTTCCGTTTGCGTCAACCGAAGTTCGTGAAGGCGAATCAATAAACGACTTTTCAACTGAGCCGGTAAAATCGCGCAAGGTGCAGACAAAGGGAATACGCCGAGCAGAACGCGCGTTTAATCAAGCGCAGTTGCGAATGTATGATCGCCTTCGAGTTGCCTACTCGAACGATCTTGTTGACGGATTAGAGTCTTTGGCGTCGCGCATTGTCGATGCCTACGAAACGTACATGTCATCTAGTCAATTGCGCGCAAAACTGACCGGAGAAAAGAAAGCCATCGAAGACTTTACCGCGCAAGAGATGATGGACTTCATGGTATCGGCTCAGTCTATCATTGCGATTGCTGAGGCCGGCGGCGCATTGCCCGATATGCTGAACTGGCAAGGGCAATATCTTGCGGTTGCTAAGGCGACGCTTAATAACGTCAATTCCATCTTCGGTATCAACCTTGATTTGACAGATCCCATGCAAAGGGAGATAATTGCAAAAGGCGGGCGCCATTTAAACTTGGTGGGCGTAGTGAAGCAAACGCAAGACGCCATATACAACGCTCTTGCGCAAGCTCGATCGGAAGGTTTGGGGCCGCGTGAAGTTGCAAGGCTGATACGGTCGAATGCCGAAGGCGCTTCGATGTATCCAGGCGTTTATAAAGAGGCGTACGACCGTGCAATCGAGCGAGGATGGAGCGCGGAGAAGGCGGCAGGAGCAGGGGACCGTGCGGCTAGACAATATCGCGCCGAAGTGATAAGCCGCACTGAGACGAAGTACGCGCAGAATGTATCGAGTATGGAAATAGCCAAGGGAAGCGGTACTTTTAACGCGATGCTTGCTTTTGACGCGCAACTCGGAGATACGGACGAGGATTGCATGGAGCGTAACGGGCAGACGTACAGCTTCGAAGAGGCTGAGATTGAAACGAGCAAAGAGCATCCTAATGGGACGCTTTCATGGTGCCCGACTATTATTGAAGGTGGTCAATGATGGAACATAAGCAATTCAAAGCTGACGACATGACGCTTGACGATACAGGGCATGTCAACTTCCGCTTTGCGAAAATGAACGTCATTGATCACGACGGCGATATCATAATGCCAGGGGCGTTCGAGGAGGGGAAAAGCATTCTACTGTCCGCCTGGAATCATGGGTCATGGGGGAATGGTGGGGCTAACCTACCAATCGGCAAAGGCGTCATTCGTGAAGTCAACGGATACGCCGTGTTCGATGGTGACTTCAATCTCAAAACGCAGATAGGACGCGACCATTATGAAACGGTGAAGTTCAATGCTGCTATCCAAGAGTATTCTTTTGGATTCAATGTGCTTGAAAAGTCATTCACTACAGATTCAGAAACCAACAGAGAAATACGCGTGTTGAAACGCCTTGAAACTTCTGAGGCGTCGCCGGTATTACTTGGGGCAGGAATAGACACGGGAACCAACACGATCAAAAGCGCCAATAAAACCGCCTTGATTGATGGCGCGAAATCGAAGCAGTACAAGGAACACGCAGAGATGGTCCTTGAGGCTTGCGTCGATTTCGTCAAGCGATCGCAGAGCATCGCGGACCTGAGAACCGAGGAAGGCAAAGAAGCGGCGAGCGAAAAGAACCGCGAAGGCTTGAAGGCTATTGCTGCCGAGCTTTTGAAGGCATCGAACGAGTTGAAGCGTATTGCAGAGACTGATACCGAGGCCGACGAAGCGGAGGCAAGGCGTAAAGCCGCCGAGCTTGTGGCGCGGTTCGAATACCTTAACAGGAGTGCGTAAACATGGGAATCAATGCTGAACTTGTAGAAAAGCGAAACGAGCTTAATGCCATCCGTGCCAAAATGGCGAAGATCAACAAAGAAGCCAAGGACGGAAACGACTTTGATTTCATGAAAGCGTCCGACCTCACCGGCGACAAAACGGAACGGCTCGACCAGTACCGCAAAAACCTCGCCCGCATGGACGATCTAGGGAAAGAAGTCGAGGCCCTTGCGGATGCGGAGCGCGGATCGAAAGCGAATTATACCGATGAGCCTGAGACGAAGGGCATGGTTCACCCGAAGGGAGAGCAGGAAGCGAAAAGCCTCGGTCAGCGGTTCATCGAGTCGGAATCGTTCAGGGCGTTCCAGGAAGGAAAGCTTGACCGCTGGAAGGTGCGGGCCGACTTCCCTGAAATGGGACTCAAGACCCTGATTTCAACCGGCGCCGGATGGGCTCCTCCCACGATCAGAACCGGAGAAGTCGTCATGTATCCGACTGAGCCGACGCGGTTTTTCGACTTCCTTCCTAAAGCCTCCACGGGGGCTGCGGCAGTCACCTACATGGAAGAGACGACCCGCGACCAGCAGGCGGCAGCGGAGACCGAGGGAACCGGAGCGTACAACGAATCTACGTTCGTACTTACCGAACAGTCAGTTACGGTCCAGAACATCGCGCATTATGTGACGGTCACCGATCAGCAGGTCGAGGACGTCCCGCAGATGCAGGACCTCATCGATACCGAGCTTAGCATGGGACTCCGTGAAGTGCTCGATACCTACGCGATCAGCGGAACCGGGGTTTCCCCCATCCCGCTCGGTATCTTGAGCAAGACAGGTATCGGTACTCAGGTCGCCGATGGCGATCAACTCCCCGATGCGGTGTACAAGGCTATGGTAAAGGTCGAAGCGGTCGGCAAGGCAAATCCGACTTTTGTCCTTGTCAACCCATACGACTGGCAGACCGTTCGACTTCAGAGGACCGACGATGGCGTGTACATTTGGGGAAATCCGTCTACGATCGGGCCGGAAACCCTTTGGGGCCTGCCCGTCGTGAAATCGACCAGGATAACGCAGGGCACGGCGGTCACGGGTGACGCGGCCATGTTCGGAAAATACTTCGAGCGGCGCGGTGTGCTCGTGGAAATGACCGACTCCCATTCGACCAACTTCATCTACGGCATCAAGTGCATCCGCGCCACGGTTCGCGGTTGCTTCCGGTGGTCCAGGGCTGCCGCGTTCTGCAAAGTGACCGGTATCGCGTAGTATCTTAGGGCGGCCGTTGGTCGCCCGCGCACACACAGAGGTGCGCAATAGATCAGTGGAGGTTCAAAGATGTCCTACGGTGCTTTTATCAATTCCTTCGCTTCGGTTGACTACCATACCGAAACGGCGGATACCGCGATCACGGAAAATATCCAGGCTAAGGACGGGCTTCGGCTTGCGTTGCTTGCCGGAAGTTATCTCAACGGAGCGACGGCGCATACGTTGTGTTTCATGTACGCGAAAGACCATGCTTCCTATCCAGGGTCAGCGCGTAACACGATCGATGGGTCAACGGCCGCGCACATTCTGTCAAATCAAAAAGTAATCGACGTGTATACCGCTCCGCGCGATCCGGCCGGAAATGCTGCCGCTGCAAGCGATGTTGTTGCGTATCAGCTCATCGATGGTACATGGGAATTCAACACGATCGCTTCGGTTTCTACCAATGCGATAACACTGACCAACGATATCGTTGGCGTCGATGCTGAGGCTGGCGGAACAGCCCTTGCCGATGGCGCCCCGTTCATGATCTTCGGCGTTGTCGGCGATGCTTCCTATCTCGCGCTTCCGCTCACCGCCTCGGTGGTCAATAGCTGGGGCGCGACGGCCGGAGGTAGCGGGATTGTGCTCGTGCATCCGTATGTCGGCGAGCCGTTCTATGTTTACGATGCGAACGCCACGAACGCCGGTTTCCTCAACAACTTGCTTTTCGGGTACATCAACAAATAACATCTGGCGGGGCTTCGGCCCCGCCTTTGGAGGATAGATATGCAATCGATGATTCCGCAAAACGCAGATATCAAACTAGTAGGGATTCACGTCGCGCACAGTGATGCTAGCGGATCGCGATCGCTTACGCTTCCCGCGCGTAGCCTCATTCTCGACGCGTTCGCTGTGTGCACGGAGTCTGCCGCAGGCAGCCCGAGCGTAAGCTTTGGTACTGCTGTAGATCGTGACGGTCTTTTCTCAGGTCTTGGCGGCGTTAATGTAGCCGACACGGCAGGAGATGTTCTTGAGGATGTCGATTCTTACGGCGGGCGAGGTGATTTCGTTGTTCGAACGGATAACGAGGCCGACTTGCGGACGAAGGCGACGAAATACAACGCTTCGGATACGGTATATCTTAATTACCAAGGAAGCGCTGGAACTGCCGGAGAATGGGACTTGTACATCATGTACGTAATACTTCCGGTGATAGGATAAAGGCATGAAAGCACTTACGGACATGGTTCTTACCAAAGACAGGAAAAGAATAGTACCGCTAGGCGATCCAGACGGCGATCCTTTCGCATGGTATGCAAGCAAGGGAGAAGAAATACCGGATGCGCGAACGTCAGAAAAGCAAGACAAACCGAAGAATGAACCAAAGAAGAAGTCAGAGTCTAAGCTCAGAACTCCCGAGGAAAATAAATGACCGTAACCTATGATCGCAACGGAGCAACCGGAGGCGCAGTTCCTACCGATGCAGTCGCCTACGATGGCGTCGACTCTGTAACGGTTATAGGAAACACCGGCGCGCTTAACTGGTCGGGCTATACCTTCAGCGGATGGAACACTGCCGCGAACGGAAGCGGGACGGGATATGACCCTGGCGACGTGTTTGTCATAGCCGCAAGCCTTACGCTGTACGCTGTATGGTCTAGCGCGACAAGCTTGATTACTCCGACGCAGTTGCGCGAACATATGTCTACGGACCTAAGCGACGAAGCGTTGCAGGCGATAATAGATGCCGAGGAAGCCTCGTTGAATGATTACTTCGGATCGCTTGGAACGCAGGTTGAAGAGTTCGACGATGCGGTGCCAGGAGACCTGATATTCACCTCTCGCACGATATCTACAATATCGAGCATCGTTGAGAAATACCAAGATACTTTTATCGGTGGGTATAACTCAGTTCCGCTTGATACTACCGATTACGAAATCGTTCCAGGGAATAAAGCGATACGCCGTCTTGGAACTGGTACGCATCCTGTGTCACGGTGGGGACGACGCGTTGTCGTTACCTACACTCCGAGCACTGAGACCGCAAAGCGTGTGCTTGCGTTGATTAACCTTTGCAAATTGAATGCAGTATACAACGGTCTTAAATCTGAGTCAGTCGGCGGCGGTGAATACTCTATGACGCAGGGAGATTACGACAATCAACGCGCTCAGATACTTGCTGGCCTTGCTTCGACTCATCGGAGTTATGCTTAATGGAAATGAAATGGTACGGGAAAGAGGCTACCGACAAAGCGATACGCGCGCTTAGAATAGGCATAGACAAGACTACAAGCATCGGAACCATTGAGGCGAAGAATCTAGTAAATAAGGATACAACCGCTTTGCAAGGATCAATCTACCCTGAACCTGCAAAGCTTAACGACCAAGGGCAAGTAGAAGGCGTGTATGGTCCTCACCGCGCGGCTAACCCTGCAAGCGGGGAAGATGTTACTACATACGCTACTTATCAAGAGTTCTATTTAGGCGAGCGTATGCCGGATGGATCAACGCGCGAGCGAAAAGGCGGTAAGCCATACATGCGCCCGTCAATGCGCAAGGCTGAAAGCGTGTTGATGGATAACATCGTCAAGGCATATAAGGGGCTATCGTGATTCAACGCCTGTTGACCGATACGATTTACGTGCAGCACAATACGCCAAGTTGGGACGGGTCAGAATCATGGTCCGATCGTGGTAGCTGTAAAGGATATATCCGCACGCTTAGCGGTAGAGAGCGTCCAAGCGGTGATAAGCCCACTCAGTTCGTAACTCACCGAGCCGTATTGGACATGACGACAATACCAGTTTACGGAGAACTATTGCGTAGTGGTACGGATTGCTATGATATCAAGTTGGTTAATCCGCACAAGCTTTCGGGTGGTACGTTTCAGATTGTAGACTGCGAGGTGGTAACGTGAGAACAGATGAATATGAAGATTATATTATGGGATATAAAAAAGGAACTTCAAAAAAAGTAGGTAAAATAGCACCATTTATACTTTATGCCATTATGATTTTTCTTATAGCAATTATTAAGGTCGTGTCATTGTGAGCGCTGAAACTGCGGTCAAGGCAATTGTAGAGCCGTTGCTCGCTACACTCACGCCTGTACCTCCGTACTACTGGGGTATTGCGCCTGAAGGCGTCGACGAATATGTGGGTCTTTCAAATGTCAACGATTCAAATCTTTTTATTGACGATTTTGCATCTGACGATAAACAATTGACCATAGTCACACGCTTAGGCATGTTGCGTGCTGGCTCAATTAGAGATACATTAAAAAGCGGTATGCAGCGATATAAAGGCGTCGTATCTGGCGTAAAGATATCGAGCATTTCAATTGAGCGGTGCGTTGACTTGCCGGACCCTACTACCGGAGAAAGCAAGATTGCGATATGGTTCAGAATGAATTACGAAGGGGGCCTATAACATGGCAGATTTTCAGAGCACGGTAAACGATCTTACCGCACGTATCAAGGGTTCCGGCGTTCTTGAAGTCGCCGCGTATAGCTCCGCTTCTGCGATAGCGCTTGCTGCTAGCACGGCCGGTACTGACGCTATCACTTGGAAAAACGTTGGGTCAATCGAAGGCTTGTCGATCACGGAGAACATGACGGCGACTCAGTTGCAGGGCGACAACGCAGAGGAAGAGAAATACGTCAGCGAGCACACGGTTACGGTCGCTTTCAATCAGAGAGAAGCGATTCTCGAAGAGGTGCGCGCAATTGTTCGCGGTTCGTTCGACGTATCCGGGACTCCGGTTGCCGGTACGCTTGTCGAGGGAGCCGAGCAGGTAGTTGCCTCCGGTGCATGGGGATATAACGACCCGATCGTAATTGAGCATCAAAACTACAACCTCGGAGCGGTTACCGTTAACAGCGTTGCAGGAAGCACCAATACGACACTTGTTGAAAATACCGACTATTTCGTAGGTCAAGATGCGGAAGGAAGGACCGTTGTCACAATCATCGACTCAGACACGATCACTACTCTTTCGCAGTCGATGACAATCGATTACGACTACACGCCGTATGCCTCGCAGACTACTTACACCGGTGGAAAGACGACACTCCCGTATTTCATGGCGCGTATTTCCAACACCGATGAAGACGGAAAGCTTGTGCGCTTTTGGTTCTATAAGGGGTCGATGGACCAGGGACTTTCCCTTACGCTCAAGAGCGACAAGGAAGCCGACCCTGTTTCACCGAATGCGTGCGCGTTTACCTTCGTCCAGGATAACACGATTGTAACGAAGGGCAAGAAGCTCATGAAGTGGTACGCCGAGAGGGGTATCTAAGTGGACGTTATCGACCTTGACGTTTTTGTTCCAGAGCCGAAGCCGACTAAGTTCACGGACAAGGTCGGTTTCGAGCTGAAAAGAAAACGCGCGGCGCTTGAGTTGGAACTTGCGCAAACAAAAGAAGACATGCCAATTCTTTTCGCGCGTGCATTTAGCAAGCGCAAGCGATTGTCCGCTCAGATAAAAAGCCTTGACTCAGAAATAAAGCGGCACACACACACGGTGGATATTTCGTCCGCGTCGTTTGGCTCATCGATGTATGTGCTAAAGCATATCGATGAGTTCAAGCGGCTTGAGACAATTGAGCCTGACAAGGTAACCGACCGCGAGTATCGCCTCGTTCTTGGCATTGTCGCAGACGCGTGCTCAAAGCAAGGGGATAAGGTCACGGTCGATTATCTCATTGAGAACTTGCATGTATCTCAGGGTCTTGTCATGATGCAGCTTGTAATGCGTGAGCTTTTGGGATACATACAGTCAAATTTTCTAGCGGCGGCGGGAACGGAAACGGTGAAATAAGGTTCGGTGCGATCGTCTCTGACTTGTGCGAGTGGTACGGCTGGACGGTCGATTATGTTCTCGCCGCACCATTCGCTCAGATGATGACGATGTACGATTACGGGTGTGAAAAAAAATACGGAAGGTCGATACGCGCGCGCGCGAAGCTAACGCGTGACGATATCGCGGATATGAAGAGCAAGATTGCAGCGGCAGAGGCTAGACTGAGGAGCGCATAGAATGGCTGAAACGAACATACTAGGCGACCTCCTCGTTAAGCTTCGAGGAGATTTGACAGAATTAGAAAAGTCATTGAAGCTAGCGCAAGGTGACTCAGACAAAACAGGGAAAGAGATAGAAAAAAATTGGAAAAAAAGTTTTGATAAAATAGGGTCGGAAGCTCAAAAAGTAGGAAAGAGTCTATCAACATTTATAACACTTCCATTTGTAGCGGCAGCTACAGGGTTTGTTTTAGCCGCAGATAATCAAGCACAGGCAGAAGCGGCGCTTGCAAATGCAATAAAAGCAACTGGAAAAGAAACATCTATAAGCGTTAAAAATCTTAGCGCTTATGCAACAGAATTACAGAATGCAACTTTATTTGGTGATGAGGCGCAATTATCGGCCCTAGCCCTTGTGCAACAACTTGCTAACCTTGATGAAAATGGTTTGAAAGCAGTTCTCCCTGGTATTCTAGACTTCTCGACCGCAATGGGTGTTGACCTTAAAACGGCTGCATCATTAGTTGGAAAAACATTAGGAAGCGAAACAAACGCACTGTCAAGGTATGGAATACAAGTTGACGCTAGCGCAACTCAGACAGAAAAACTTGCACAATTAACCGATCAACTACAAAAAAAGTTTAGCGGAGCGGCATCAACTGCGGCATCTGTTGGAATAGGAAGTCTAAAACAATTAGCGAACCAGGCAGGTGATTTAGCAGAAGAGTTTGGATTAATTCTTTTACCATCTGTTGATGGAATATCAAAAGGATTGTCATCTCTCACTACATCGTTACAAGGATTAGATAAAACAACAAAAACAAACATACTTGTTGTAGGTGGCTTTGCTGCTGCTCTTGGTCCTGCCATAGCAGGTGTCGGAGCAATTACAAAAGCTATGGCAGAATTCAACCTAAGCCTTCTTACAAATCCAATTGTTGCTGTTACGACTGCGTTGGTAGCACTTGGAGCAACGGCAGTTATTGTCAATAATAACATAAAATCACTACAAGAAGAAAAGAAAGTTCTTGACAAACTTCTCGCTGGTGGTACAACAGGAAGTTATGTAAAAGACCTTGAGCTTGTCAATAAAGAAATAGAAAGCGTGAACGCTCAAATAGCCGGATCAACTGGATTTTTTGAAGAAGAAAACGCAGAGCTTCAAGCTCAATTGTCGATACTTCAAAAAGCTCGCACTGAGATAGCAATGAAAGCTCAGGGGCAAAGAGCTGTAAATGATGGAAAGAAAATTGAAACACTTACTGAAGAGCAAATTATCGAATTAGCAAAAAGACGAGCTAAATTAGAAGAACAATATAAAGATTCGCGCAAAGAAGTTCTTGCTATACTTGAAAGCGAAAAAAGCGAATACAAGAAACTGCAAGAGCAGATTGAATCGCTTGAAAAAACTCCATGGGCTAGTGGGAAACTTGAATCAGAAAGGATTGCGGCTCTTGAAGCGCTACATGCACGACAAAACGAAATAGTAGCAGAAGCCGAACAACGATTATCAGAAGAGGAAAAAGCAAATCTTGAGGTTATAGGCAATGTTGCGAGAGCAAAAGCTGAAGCCGAAAGAGAAAACCTCGCACGACTTGACCGTGAAGCAAAAGCCGCGAAAGACGCCCAAGAAAAAGTAAAGCAAGCGTATATAGAATCAGGTAAATTTATTATCTCAACACTTCAAGGCATGTTTTCTCAAATACAATCTCTATACAATCAAGACGCGCAGAATAAAATAGACGCTATTAATTATTCTCTCAATTCTGATTTGCAAGCCATTGATAAGCGTATGCAGGCGGAACTTGAAGCCGCAGGATTATCAGAGAAAACTACAATTGAAGAGCTGCAAAAAAAACTTGACGCCGCGATTGCACAGGGCGATCTAGTTACGGCAGAAGAGATTCGACAAGAAATAGCACGCGCTGAAATAAAAGATAAGTACGAAAAACAAAAAGAAGAGCGAGAAAAAAAAGCAGCTCTTGCTATATACAAAGTACAGCTTGAGCAATTTAAGGTTAATCAAAAATTATCTCGCACTCAAGCCGTAATTGACACCGCAAGCGCAGCGCTTAAAACTGCAACGTCTGTTCCATGGCCTTTTAATCTTCCTTTGATTGCGGCAATGGTAGCGCTTGGTGCAAAGCAGATTGACATAATAAACGACCAGGTACCTCCGTCTCCTCCAGCCCTTGCGAAAGGTGGAGAGATAGGAGCAAATAACCCGACGCTTGCGGTTATCGGTGATAACACTCGATACAATGAAGTAGTAGCGCCGCTATCGCCTGATACGTTTGCAAAAATTGCGGAAGGTATTCTTGTAGCTCTTGCATCGCGTGCTCGACCTAGCGGAGTCACGGAAAACACGGCAGGAGCTTCAACTATGTACGGATCAGGGTCTAGCAGTGGATCGTCAATGACGGTTAACGCCGGTATAATTGTTGCTAACGATGCGGGACTTCGGGCATTTGCGCGCGTGATAACTCCGTACTTGCATGAAGAGTCTGTGAGGATAGGTTAATGGATGGCGATATATGGCTAGGCGTTTTAGATAGCGAGATTCTTCTACCTCGTGCCGGGCTTCGGTTTACGCCGAGCGATGTTGAGCTTATTCAAGAAGAGCGAACCATAGACGGTACGCTTGTATCTGATTTGATCGCAGTAAAAAAGCACTTTGAAATATCGTATGACCCGGCGACTACGGGAAGTAATTTGACAGCGTTGCTTGCGCTATACAACCTGCATAGTGAGTTGAACCTGATAGTCACCAATGAAGACGCTACCACAAGCGAGTATACCGTAGTATTGCGACCTATTCCGCGCGGACGATCGCTTGTAAGTGACGTATGGCTATGGTCTGGCGTAACTCTTGTTTTGGATGAAGTATGATAGTAGTACCTACCGCGCTAAAAAATGAAATACAGAAGCAGCGCAAGCGCCATCTAAAAGCTCGTGTAAGGATAGACTACTCTGACGCTAATATAGATTCGACAATCATCGCATGGGCTGGAACCGTTTCACGCGGATCGTATCTAGCGCAAGTATACAATGGTCGAGAAGACGTATCATACAAATACGCGTGCCTTGATGGGAAATGGGTGCTTGATGGAACCTGGGTATTATCACCTGAGACTCCAGCGGAGCAAGACGCATACGAAATAGGATGGCGAAGTGTCCAGTTTTCAAATCCAGACGGAACATTCCAAGACGGATCAAGCAAACACGCGTTATTCAACAGAAAGCTTTTAGGTTATACTATGCTAGGTGGAATGGTAGACGCACCGCATGTGTCGGTTAACTTTATTCCGCGCACGATATCAAGTGTTCGAGTTTCGTTTGATAATGCACGGATGGAATACGCGAGAGACTTTGACGTTGTTTTATATGACATCGACAATGTAGAGCTTTATCGATTGCAGGTTACCGACAATACCGGAGTGAAATACGTTTCAGCTATAACAACGCAGTATCTTGTTGCTCAGATGACGATAAGAATATACAAGTGGTCTCATCCTGGAACTTCTGCAAAAGTAGCAGAGGTGTTTACTTCAGTATCTGAGTTATACAACGATAAAGATATTTTGAGCTTGCAGGTTATTGAGAATAGGGAATTGTCAGATGACGGTGTTCCTCTTGGAACTACGGCGAGCGGACAAATAGTATTACAGTTGTTCAATAGATTTAGACGATTTGATAATACGAATACGACATCGGCAATTTACAATATGATACGAGAAGGAGTGAGAATACGCCCTGAAATAGGAGACGGTACAAACTGGGTTCCGCTTGGGGTTTACTTTGCGAAGTCTTGGGACATACCGAGAAACGATATTGTTGTAACTGTTAGCGGGGTTGATCGCCTTGCGTTGATGGCGGAGTCAGAGTATAAAAGCAACGTGATAATTGAGGCACCGGAAGACGAAACTTATATCACTGATACTACGGCTGAATGGGAAGCAGGGACTGAAACAGGCGTAGATTATGGTACAAATGTGATAAGGATGGCGTGGAGTTGAAACTACTAGGGCAGTGTCTTTTCAATGAATGCCTTTTCAACTCACCTGCCTATGTAAGTGAGTGGTATTACGCTTACTCGTTTGACTATCTTGCTGGTACGACAGTTTTGGTTACTGAAGATATAACGGCAGACATACCGGATCAATGCACCGTTAGTGTTTACGCTGGCGAGACGCTTTCGACTCTCGTGCTTTTACAGGACGGTGTTAGTACTCCAGTGTTGTTTCTATCAACTGTTAGCGGTACCGACAATCTTTATGTAAAAATAGTCATGACATCAACAAGCGTGCTTGTGTCTCCAGAAGTTAGCGCTCTTAGTTTGTTGATACATCAAGAGACGAGCCTTTATACGATAGCGGTTCAGGTTCTTGAAGACGGGCTAAATCCTTCCAATACCGCCTTCGAAATAGACACAGAGTTGCAGAAATATTTAATACCATATGGATGGCTTGATACTCAGTCTCATAGAAGCGCTTTAGGACAGATTGCGGAAGCTGCGGGAGGTGTTGCGTTTCAAGACAGATACGGAACCGTGCTATTGCAAGCAGGTAACTATATCAAGCGCATAACAGAAAGTTTGAATAGTCACGTTGATACTATTCTCGATAACAGAATTATTAATGAGACTTCGCCGGTATCGGTCGTGAAGAACAGAATACAGGTTCAGACATATCCGTATGTTCCTGGCACAGAGACAACGGTGTGGGAATTGCGAGATGATAAAATAATAAACAACGGCGAAGTTAAGACGTATGAAATAAAGTACACAAGCTACGACGCGGTTGTCGATGGGTATGCGTCCTTGTCATCTACTCCGAGCGGTGCTACAATAACGGACGAGATACACTATTCTTGGGGTGCGGTGATAGAAGTGACTGGAAGCGCAGACGGGCAAGAGTTGACGCTATCGATACTCGCGAAACCTCTTGAGCTTGAAGGCGCTCAATTGATAACTCGCACAGACGGAGAAAGTATCAGGCGCAATGGTGACCGATCGCTAACCATAAAAGACAACAAGCTTATTCAAAACGCCTTGCTTGCTGGATTGATCGCAGACTCTATACTTGAGACTACAGCGCAAGAACAGCGAGATATACAAATAGATTGGCGTGGAGACCCTACGATTGAAATTGGCGACGAGGTTTTGAAAGGAACATTAGACGCGGCAATAGTTGCTAATACAATGAACTATAATGGTGCGTTTTCAGAAACGACGCTTATGAGGAAGGTATAGATGCATACCATACAGACAAAAGAAAATTGGACAAGCGATCCTGATAGCGCTCCCTTGCCTAGTGATTTTATACGTATTGAAAGCAATACTCGAAAGGTTGAGGAGAATAGGCAAGAAGAAACAGCATTGAGAGAAGCGGCAGATGAAAGCGAGGTAACAGCAAGAAACCTAGCAATTAGTGATGCAATAAACGATATACCATACAAAGGATCAAATATATCTAATTTAGATTATCCGATTAATACATATATATTCATAGAAAATAATGCAGCTGTAGATTTAAATGTAACACTTGGACCTATAGGAATATTTGGAACTAGCCAGTTTGCATTGGCATCGGCAGGTGCTTCTCCTCCATATTTAAATGGTACATGGAAGTCAAGAGGATGGGTACAAGGTATTAATAAAACAATACTAGCCCAACGCGTAGAATAGGGGATTATATGGCACGTTTAAACGTATTACTAACGGGATACGAAATAACCGACTATTTATTCAGGCGGACAAGTTCTGCCGCGCTTGCTCTCGACCATGACACGATACGTGGTACCGCTGATCTTGAGATATGGACCGGAGCAGGTGGTACAGGGACACAGCTTGCATTGACGACAGACTACACAGTATCGGATGAGGACACCGAACTATCGACAGAGGCAGGAGTATCTATCTATACGAAGCTCGCGATAGTCAACGGGACATATCACAACGTTGATTTATATGCGACGTATAAGACGATAGGCGACTACAACAGCACGACGAGCGTTCGACTTGTGCAGATAGGGCTTAAAGAAATAACCGGGAACTACACGGTAACAGCGGATGATCATACAATAATCGTCAACACAGCAAGCGCCGTAACTATAACAATACCTGATGGACTACCGCAAGGCTTCGATCTGTGTATATCGCGTACGCTTGCGAGCACGGCATCGGTTACGGTTGCGATGAGCGGAAGTGAAACAGTAGAGGGAGCGTCGTCGTTCGTGACGCACGGAGCTTTTGCGGCCTCGACGATGAACGATGCAGAAGTTACAATAAGAAAAAAAACAACTACTGATTGGAGATTTGTTGGTGGTGAAATAACTGGATCAAATGGAAATGGATCATATAAATACACATCTAATGGAGAACTTAGGCAAAGAGGAACAGCTACTGGTACCACTGATTCGTTGGTTAATAATAATACAGGTACATATGGATGGAGTTTATATATAAAAACAGTTGCCGTTACTCTACCTGTCCCATATGAAAGTTCATCATCATATAAGCTTATATCAATGAGTACAAATGCAGGCGGAGGTATTAGTTTTGCTAATTTTTATTCAAAGACAGAATCTGGATTTGTTGTTATACTAAATACGGCTACATCTCTAGCAGATATAGTATGTGATTGGGAAGTTGTTGGCCGATGGAAATAAGTATTATAATTTTATCTAAGGAGCAACACATGGGAATAGCACGCGACTTCACCGGACAGATAGCGTACTTGGCGCTGGCCAAAAATGCGCAAAGATGGTCTAAGCTTGCCGTGTTTCAGTTCGATAACGAAAAGGCTGGAGGACCGCTTCTTGCGCGAAATCGCGACGATGACGAAAATCCGCTCAATCGCATGGAGACCGTATTCGGTTTTCGCGCGTTTGAGCACGACAAGGCGAGAGGCGATTACTTGTGGTGTTTAGCTGGAATCCTTCTTTTGTCTCACTACAAATACGCCCACAATGAGCCGCAACATGACCACGCGATTTTTGAGCTTCAGGTGGTCGCGGCGGAATCTGCGGGAAAGTATACCGACATTGACGCTGTGTTGACGCCCGAGCAGGCGGCGGACCCGGAAGTAGCGAGCAATTGGGATTGATATGATTCCAAGGAAAGCCACGGCATTTTTATTTTTGTTTTTTTCAATAGCCGTCGCCTTCTATAACTATTTGATTGGAAGATACGAGCACACTTTTCTGACCATCCCTTTCATTGTCGCATGTCTTTCCCATGACAAAATAAGCCGTATTTCTGAACTGATTGGAGTCGCATTATCAGCTACGTATCTAATCGTATTCGGCGAACTGTACATCGGAATTATGGGCATGATTGTTGCAACGTGCATGTTTTTTGCAATGGGCTATTCGCTTCGAAAAGCGCGCGTTTATGTATGCATAACAACTCTCATCGTTGGAATATCTGCATATTATCAAGCCTATGACGAAGGACGACGAATAGTAATATCTCTACTTAACTCCGGGATATATTTCGTATGTTCAGCCTGTATCTATATTGCCTTTCAATCTCATATTGATCGATTCAATAAAGTAATCGACGAAGCCCATGATCTAGCAAAAGACGTTATTGATCATATAAAGGGACAGAGTGATGGGCAATGATGATATTCTTAACGGGTTTAGGGACCGACTTGATACCCTGGAGAATGACGTGAGAGCGTTACGTGATGCTGACACGAAGCGGTCGCTTGATATAAACACGGTTACGATAGAATTGAGAAATCTTACCGATTTATTGAAGCAAAAGAAAAGCGATAGATATGCTGGATTTGGTGTTGCAGTAGCATCTATTTCTGTGCTTATTACCATAGTTACCCTTTGGATCACATACCCGGCGCTGAAGCATTCGAACGAAATAGCTCGGGCATATGAGACGAAGCTTTTGATCATGATGGCGGAGAGTGACAAGTGAGACAGGAATTAATAGACAAGTACGGAAATCCTTCTACCCCTGAAGGGAGGCTTGACCAAGAATGGTATAAGGCAAACATAAAGCTGTTTGTCTTGCCGTTTACTATGATAGCCTCATGGCCTCCGTACAATCCAGTGCGAAGGGTGGAAGCTCATCGGCTTGCGGGAGATAGGATCATATCCGCTCTTTCAAAAGTTGCGGCATACAAGGGTCTCGACTACCTGAAAGACAACAAGCTTGATAGGTGGGGCGGTTGCTTTAACTTCCGTCTTATTCGCGGCGGGACTGAATTATCGAATCACGCATGGGGCACGGCGGTAGACATAAATCCCGATATAGGCCGCCTTGGAAACCATAGAGACGCGGCGGCATATCCTCGTTTCATTGTGGACGCTTTCAAATCTGAGGGCTTCGTATGGGGCGGCGAAGGATGGGAAAGGCCCGACGCCATGCACTTTGAGTTACGTGATTAGGCGGTACATATGGCAACACTGAAAAGGTTTTGGACGTGGTTTACCGAATGGGCCGATGACGTAATGGTCTATTTCGCAACCGTTATCGGTATCCTTTTTTCGAACGCAATTCCACTTTTGAAAAGCAACGAATCGTTTGAGCTTGATATGGGGAAATGGCGAATTGCTGCCGCCGCGTTTGTTGCCTTCGCCATGGTGAGAAGTCAAGAAAAGCTAACGCCTGACGATAAAGGAAATACTGCCGCCGCTCGGGCTGGTCGACGTGCTCATTTTTGGGAGCGTCTTCAAAACGCCGCCGCTCAAGGTTTTATGTGGGCGCAGATTTCAAACTTGGGGGCTTGAGTGTGCTCAAGACGCTTCATCGCGTTGCTTTTGGCGTTCTCTCTCTATGGGCCGTTGTTTCCTGCTTTATCATTTTCCGAGGATCAGCCGAGCTTGACGGCCTACGCGTCAGAGCTGAACAGATTACAAGCGATCTCGGCAAGGCTAAAAGCGATCTCGCTACAGCTAGAACTCAAGTTGGAGTACTCGTCGAGGAGCTTGCAAGCGCTAACGGCAGAATTGGACAGCTTGAAGGCCGAGTTAGCGGATATCAGAAACAAATTGCAGATATCCTTGGATCGATCGGATCAGCTCGCGGAGATGCTCAAGAAGTCGGAAGACTCGCTGACGAGCTTGGAACCATCGTTCAAGGAATACAAAGACGCGGCGGAGACAAAAATAAAGCGCCTTGAACGCGAGAACAAGGCGCTAAAGTGGATCGCTGGCGGACTCGCTGTGGCCGCTATTGCTGCGGGTACTGCGTGGGCTATGAAGTAGGGTAATATGGATTATCTACTGTAACGCGGCGAGCTTCTATTTCGTATTCACTAAGCGGATTTTCAAAGCTTATCGAAGCGTATTGATGTACTTGATAACAAACCCATTCTTTTATCTGTTCTGTTGTTGCGTCTACTGGAACGTCCAATAAAAACTCTACGTGTACAATTTTCATCCTTCCTCCTCCTACACTCGCAGTGATGGCATAGCGCGATCCCCGGACCGAGCGGTGTCTCCTTCCCGGCCGAGATATCGCAGGGATAGACTGAGCAGCGGTTCACGATGGGCGACGGAGAAGGGATTCGCGCCATGGAGGAAGCGGGCCGTTGACATCGCTTGCAGAACAAGGACATATTTTCCCATGTTCAGAAGGCTCATACCACCAATTAGGATCATTTGCTTTCTTTTCGATAATTGGTTTTATCTCGCTGTAGAGGATAGTTCCTGATGGCTGGACAAAGATATATTTTGCCCATTCTGGAGCCTTCGACCAGTCAATATAGTCGTCGTGCTGCTTCTTCTCCCCCGCAAATATCCGCGTGTATACCGCAATCAAGAACCCGATCAAGAACGCCATGCAGCCCGTTATAGTGACGTAACCTGCAAGCTCTTTGAACGTGTAGAGATGGTCCATGTTCTCCTCCTGCGCGTTGTGCGCTTATTCCTTCGGTTCGGTGGCGGCGAGGGCATCCCACAAGTCGCACTCATTCGGCCACGCGTCGTAACCGACATGCTTTCGAAGCTCGTTTCCTGCGGAGGTTAAACTCTCCACCTTCGCGCGCTCGTCTGCGAGCTGTTCGGCGAGGCGAGCCATGTTGACGAGTATCGGCGTCGCGCACTCCTTTTCAAGTTCAGCGATGCGCTTGCGAAGCTCGGATATCATATCAAGGTATTGAGAATTATCACGATTTGATTCATAACGCTGCTCTTTATAGTCGTCGCGCTCTCTGGTGACTTCGGCGAGCTGCGCTTCGAGGGTAGTGATGCGATCGGCAGTTGACTTCATGTGGGATCGCAGCCTGGAACGAACGGCCTCTTTGCCCCAGCCCCCACCGTCCGAACCTCCTTCAAGAACAAGGCTAAGTCTCACGGCCTTCTCGTCAGCGCCATTTGTAAATAGGTCTTCTACAATTCTGTCAATAACCTTATCCACGTCTTCCCTCCTTGGCTCTATAATTGCGCGGAGTCCACGCTTGCATTCTTGCAATCCTCTTTTGTCTTTGCCTCTATACGGTCAAGCGCCTCTTCGCCTACAGCATCGATCATAAGCCGCGCGGCGTTTATCAAGCTTACATATGCAAGCACATCACGGCCTTCGTCCGCGTACCGGATTGCAGCGGAAACGCTGTCATCTATATCCAGCATGCCTTCCCTCCTTGGCGGCGAGGCGGTCGAGGGCTTTTCGCATCCCATCTGCGGTCTGAAAATAACCATGGTTTTCTATCTTACCGGCGATGTCGTATAGCTCTCTGATTGCGATATCCGCCTCCGCATCGTCGCGGCTCGACGGATCGCCCTTGTCGGGATGGGTGGAGAGGAAGATATCTATCTTTTCAATTAAGTTGTAGGCGCCACTCAATACGTACGATGCAGAATAGTACTCCTCTCCTGTATTTTTTGAAGTCCATTGCGGTCCATTTTTTGCATACTCATCCGTAGTTATCTTTGCGTCATATTTTATGGTTTTTAATACGTCTATTAGCCTCACGACCTCCGCCTGTGCCTCATTGTACAGATCGTGCGCGGTCTCGTGCTCCATTTGAGCGGCCTTGAGTTCCTCCCTCAGCTCCTCCATCTGCTTTGCGGCGTACTGGCTGGCGATGAATGGACGCATCTTTTCCTTTATGATATCGGCGGCCTTTTGCTCGTCAAAGTGGGAATCATCCCACTGGCAGGCGCTAATGTCTATTTCGTGCGCAGCCTCCCATGCGGTGTCGTTGAAGGACTCCTCGAATGCCTCGCACGGCTCCGGCTCGGCGCCTAAAATCTCCTCGGCCTTGAGGAGGATATACTCGACTTCTTCGTCCCCATATGCGGGAGCGTCTTCTTTTGGATGCCACGCTTCGTGAGCGACACGGTGCAAAAACTGGGGTGATATCCTCCATCCAATATCTTGCTCGCCCCTAGTTGCCTTCGGATATCTTCCGGGTAATCCGACGCACGGCTCCGGCTCGGCGGTGAGGAGGGCGATGCACTCAGATCGAAACTCTTTCAGGATATCGACGGCCTTGTCTTGTTCAGGTGGAGATGTTATTCCTTCATCATCTCCGAAATACGCATAGGTCAACCTTTCTGCGTATTCATTCAGCAAGTGAGCCTCCTGCGCTTCCTTGATCCTGCTATCCACGGTCGGCCTCCTTAGCACATACCAGCGCCGAGTTCATCAAATGGTTCAACGGCGGTCTCCTTGTCGTCGGAGAGGATGGACCTTGCCAATGTCTCACATGCGTAGCATTTTAGGTCTCCATATTTTATGTGAGCTAGCAGCATTTCAGCTAAAGACGTTGCCTTCTCCCTCTCCGCCTTCACGGCCTCGGAGCGGATGCGGTCATCATGGGTGAGTACGGCGTTTATGCCTGTCGATTCATCACATCTCCCACAACCTATTTCGCGGGCGTTGACGTATATTTCACCGCTGATGATTTTCATATCGCAAACATCCCTATCGCGCAAAACAGCACGAAAACCGCTACCGTCAAAGCCATGATAATGATTGCTCGCATGTTTACTCCTTTATCTTTTCATACACCGCATATCCAGTGCTTGCGCAGTTTTTACGACCGCGGTTGTGTATCGTAACGATAATGGCACGTTTCCCAGATGCCCGTATTTGCGCCGCGATTGCTTTCATGTCTTCTTTGTCGCGCGAATAATCTCCGGTAAAAGTATATCCGTTCTCACGAGCCGTGTTTTCGTTCATATCTTCCATCCTCCTCTCTAACTCACTCATCCAGGCCGCCCGTGAGCGGCTAGGATGAGGGGGCTAGTAGCTACACAGGCTTTTAAGGATAAGTCCGCAGACCTTTTCCTTGTGCTCATGTTTCGGCTCGAACGAACCAATGACTGCGCGAAGCATTCTGAGCCCGTTCGTTCGGTATTCTTCCGGAAGCGTCTCGTTTACGGGGACTTTCCCGCCATTGAAAAACAGGCTTTCCATCATGTCGTTCCACTTGCGGTCCTCTGGCTTTGATTCAATCTTCATTACCGAATCGAACCAGTCGCGAGGATATCCGCCGAATACCATTGATGGTTCGTCAACCTCTGGGAATTGCAATCTCCACTCTTCCATATTCCCCTACCTCCCTACACCTTGTTGGACGCCCCGAAGGGAGCCCCTCTGCTTTACTTCTGGTTTTTCCAGGTTTTGTAGTCCTGGGCCGACTCGAACGCGTGGAATCCGCCTTCAACTTTGACAATCTTCGCGGCCCAAGGGCACTTGAGGGCGGCGGTCGCTCTGGACTTGCACTCTACAAACTAGCTTCTCATCTCGTCCTCCTGTCTCTCAATCTGATAATAGTATAGCCCTACTATGGCAGATTGTCAACCTAGAACTATCCTAAAAAAAAGAAAAAAATAGGTTGACATCACGCGAATCATGCGCTAGTATTATTTCGGATGGTGCGGGCGACAAAGGGCGCCGGCCAGTTTGGAGGGCGAGTATGTGCAAGAAAGACAAGCGTTCCAAGAAGCAGAATATCAAGGCGCTCCAGAGGTCAATCCGCAAGTTCGGTGACTCGGACGGAAAGCGTTCCGAAACCCTGAAAGAACTGCGGGCCTCGAAATAACCACCCTGACGAGTCGCTGAGAATTGCGACGAAACCGGCTTCGGCCGGTCGGTGAGGTAGAAATGAGCGATCAACGAATCAAGATAGGCAAGACCATACCGATCGACGCCAAGGGCTCCGGTCAGTTCCGCGCCACTATCAAGGAATACATCCTGGACGAATGGCGTGCTATGGGCTTCAATGGCGTCGACCAGTACCGCGATGGATTGCGGCTTGTGTTCGAGCCTGTCAATAAAAAGGAGGCGTAGAGTGAACAAGTTAGACGTAAATGCGCGGGCTAAAATCGGCATTTTTGCGGCATTGGCGGCCATGTTTTCTGGAGACAAAGGCGATGCAAAACGGTCAACCTCTGTCCTCAAGGACTTTTCCATCGTGCCGCATCATCACAACCGGGACCGCAGGCAATTAAAAACCGGAATGCCTGGATCGAAGCTCATCAAGAAGATGCACCGACAGCCCGCAAAGATCGGGAAAGACCCGGCCATATTCGCCCGCAAGGTTCGCCGTCAGATCGTCAACCAGGCTCGCAAGGCTTCGAAGGATTTCCAGGCCAAACGAGAAGCGCGAATCCGGTACGCCCGCGAACATATTTTCGCTTTTTAAGGAGGCCCCTTGATCCTTCTCCTCGCGGCCCTCTCCCTATTTGCCCCGCCGGTCGTTCCGGTCGAGGCAACCATACCGCAGCCTTTCGAGTACGCGGTAACCATCGACGAGAGACGCATCAACCAAACGCGCTACGGTGCGAAAGCCAAGGCGCAGACGAAGCCGTCGTACCTATCTGGGCTTAGACGAATCGGATAGGTATAGCACCACTGGACCGAAAGCTACGGCAGCACAAGCCGAATGGATGCAGGGCGTCGCCCATAGGTTTTTGTGGAGGGCCAACAACTATGAAGATATACGGTTCGAGCCGGTACCGGTAAGGTTATCATGCAAACCTGAATGATGGTTTGCAAGTCCCCGCGTCGTGAAGAGCGGCGCGGGTGTTTTCCTGGGGCGAGTCATGGGAACTGCGTTTGTAAACCGCTGGCCGGATCAGACGCAAGGCGGGATCGTTACCCGTTCGCTCCGGCTGTTTTGTTGGCAGTCCCAATTCCCGCCTGGGCGATGCGGGACAATCGGGGCGTAGCCAACGGTGGCGCGGGCCGTTCCGGGAAATCCGCGATAGTTCGAGATGGTAGGCGTGCCAGCTCGAAAGATACGAAGCACGCCATCCGGGCGCCCCGCCGCCGATCGACGTGCGCGACCCCGACACCCGGGGCGAAGAGCCCCGCCGCGGCGCAAACTCCGATAATGCTGGCCGCTTATCCATCGGATAGCTTTCTCCGCTCGGCGAATTGGAGCGGAACAACGCCTAGAGGTTCGGCAAAAGACGGCAGAGGTGCACCGAAACCGTTGAGTAGCGGGAGCGCTTGGGGTTCGAAACCTTACTAGGCGATCCGGTAGCTGCAACCGTAAGCAGCCACGACGACAGTCAGAGACTGAGAAATCTATCTCGGTGCGCATCGTTAGATGACATGGGACGAGAGGCCGGACCCCAGCAACCGGCAACCAAGCCCTTGTAGCTCAGTTGGTAGAGCGATGTGTGCGCAGTAGGTCCATGGTTCGAATCCATCGGGGCAACGCCGGACGCTGGTTTTTCTAACAGGGAGTGGCGAAAACAACGATGTTCGGCAGACATCGTGGATAGACGCGGGGTGGATAACCCTGGGCTGCCGCCCGTGCAGGTTCGAATCCTGCCTCTCTGATAGGCCGAGTAGCACGACGCGAAAGGCCATGATTTAAGGGGGTAGTATGACTAGAGTAGCAAGGTGCAAAAACTGCGGACGTCAGATAATGGCAGTGTCAATCGAGTACATCGAACAAGAAGATATTGACCAACTCGAAGAATACCGAAAGCGCGGATATGAAATCGCAGACATTGAGCCAAGCGCTCTTTTCATGCCTCGTGAAGGTTGCGAAAAATGTCCGCCAAGTAAAAGACATACAGCCATACAAGGAGAATTGATATGACCACCGATCAACAGCTATTCTGCGACTCACTCGTTGACGACTTGGCCGATGCTCTCGATTTCGACGAGGATACCGTAGGCCATGCGCAGATCAAGGAGATCGTCGAGCGCCGCATCGAGAACCATGACATCGAAATGCGCGCCGAATGGAAATTTGAAATGAAGCGCGGCCTTGTCGGATACGTTGACCGTCTATGATCATGTTTACGACAATGTGCCCAACGGCAAACAATAGCGAGCGATCGAAAACGGGACGCGAACAACACGCAACGCCGTCCTGGAACCGACTAACAAGCGGGGACAAACAGTCGGGCAAGATGCGCGGCGAGAACAATACGAAGGAAGCGCGGCGCGTCGATTACGTCATCATGTCGCGAGATATCGGCGAAATGCTCGACGATTGGGGGGACTGATATGGAAGCTTTCGAGATCGTAATGCGAATCATTTCTATCGCTTTCGTCGTCGGAATCATTGCCTTCGGTTGCTCACCCATATATCTCATGATTGTTCGATATAACAGTAAAAAACGCGAAGCAAAACGATGGGATATCCACGCTAACTAATTTTAACAAAAAGCTTGATTTATAGGCGTCACGGGTTTACAATCGGATAGTGAAAGTAACGTTAGGCTACGTAGAAATACAACGAACGTACGCAATATCAGTGGAGGCGCTGCATGGCTGTGGATGACAAGACTTTGGTCATTTCTGTGAAGGGAGACCTATATGAAAAATACGATACTTACGCAGAAAAAAACGGCGATAATATCAAGGTGATGATTAGCCGAGCCATGAGGTACTACATGGGAACTCTTGAGGCGAGGGAGCGCCGAGCTATACGTCAGAAGAAAGGAGAAAGCAGATGAGTGATTCAAGAGATTTAGCTATCAGGCCGGTTGATACGCTTATAGCTTCGGCGGTCGAAAAGAATATTGACGTAGAGAAGCTTGAGCGTCTTATCGACATGCGTAACAAAGAACTTGCGCGTCAAGCAAAACTTGACTATGACGAGCATTTCGCAAGGATGCAGCTTGAATACGTCCCGGTTGGAAAGGGAAAGTCCGCCATGGACCGCGACGGTAAAAATACGCTTTACAAGTACTGCCCGCTTGAGGACATTCTCGCCGTCTATCAACCTATCATTTCCAGGCACGGGTTTTCCTACCGGTGGTCAGAGGAAACGATATCGCCGACCGAAAAGCGCATGTGGTGCATCGTCGCCGGTTATGGTCACGAAGAGCGGTCATACGTCGATATTCCAATCCAGCCTCCGCAGGGATACACCAATGTTGTGCAGCAGCGAGGAAGCGCGACTACTTACGGGAAGCGGTATTCCTTTATCGACGCTTTCGGTGTGATAATCGGCGGTGAAGATGACGACGCTACCGGATCAACTCCAACCGCGCAATCAAGGCCTGCCGCTTCAGCATCATCGAGAACTCAAGACGGACCAGATGAATACGACGCGCGTATTGACCATGCCGTAAAATCCGGTAAGCTCACCGAGGCGGCAGCCGATACATGGCGAGATCGTCTCGCTAAACCGGCATCACGAAAGGCGGCTGAAGACTGGATCAAGGCGAATACCGAACCGGTGCCCGCTACCATGTCGGCCGGAAAGGCGGCAGCCGTCGAAGCTGAGATAGTGGACGAATCGCTTGACGCTGCGGCGGAGGCCGGTTTCGGTACTGAACCTCCGCAAGACGGAGTGTTCTAGTCCGTCATGAAACTTGAGTTACCGCGTATTCAGCGTATCAAAACCGGTAAGCGCCTAGTCGTGGCGTTTGAAATACCGGCTACTCGTGAAGTTGAATACGCGGCGCTTATACTGAAAGGGCAGCCTAGCGACCTTTACGACGTGACTATATCGACGCTTAGGAGGAAGCGTACGACGGGATGGAAGTCGCAAAACCATAGGCTAAACTCTCACGTTATGCAGATCGCAAACGAAACAGGTCAGCCATTCGAGGACGTGAAGCTATTTGTTAAGCGTCGCGCTATTGCGCGCGGACTTCCATTGATGACGCGACCAAACGGTGACATTGTTTATTCACTAACCGATAAAGAACCGTTAGCGATGAGTGAAGCCGACATGGACACCGTTCAATGTGGATACGTGATTGACGAGATAAACATCCTGGCCGGTGAGCTAGGAATAGTATTGAGGGAGGAATGAAGTACCACGACCTTGACGAATGGCACGGCTGCGAAATATGCGGCCAATGGGCGAACCCGCACGAGATTGTAACGCGCGGAAGCGGTGGGAAGCGTGAGCCTATCAACGTTATTTGGTTGTGCGACG